GGGTTGCGCCCAGTAGGGACGCCCGTCCCCGCTAAAGGGGATTTCCGGGATCTCAAAAAGGTCTCGGAGTTCTTCAGCAAGCGGATCTCTGTGTCTTACATAAACAGAGTAGAGTGGTGTGACATAATCACCTGGAAATAGGGAAATTTGCTTTTCTCCCAACAGGCGGAATGTGTCAAAGAAGTAACCTCCCCATCCTGACCTACGTAGAAGTCTTGTACGTCGGCGAGGCCAATCCTGTGCTAAAAGATGGCCATCACCGAAACCATCGGGTCCGAAGATCCGTAGGTGGTCAGGAATGTACTCCAAAACTGCTTCTGCTCTCCGAAATTCAAAATCCCGGAAGTAGAAGTTGTGAAGGAGAAAGAGGGCCCTACAATCTACCGGCTCTTTTTGGTAGAAGGGGCGTATATCTATACCCTTGTAGTAATCGCAGCCACATGACTCTCTGAACGGACCTTCTACGAATGACTTTTCGAGGTTAATCTTAAAGCCACACATTGTAAGGATACCGATGACGTCATCAGACCGCTCACGCGGGCAGATTATGTCGTCGCCGTAAACAGAAACACTGTCGACGTTGCCATCGCAGGCAGACGCAGTCAGTGCCCAGAAGATGAGTGTCTCCAAGGGAAAGGTGAAACCATTTCCCATAGAAGAGAACTTCTGTAAGTCAAACCTGGAGTGACCGTTTAGGATCACAGAGTGACTCCGAATGGCATTAAGCCAGTCGAACCATTCTTCTGGTAGAAGAAATTTAACCAGTTGAGTGGAAATGGAGTCTGAGGCAGCGTGCAGGTCCAGCGTAGCAAGCTGGTCAGTGACCGACCCGACCCGAGCAAGTTTTTGATTTTTGCTCTGGTCGCGGATGTCAATAACTGCCCGCAAAAGCCTACTTGTCATGTAATCACCCGTACCCGCTTGGAGAAGCGTGTTAAAAGTGGGTTCCACAACAACACTTCGGTAGGTCTTTGCGTTCTTAGGGACGAAATCCAACTTACCCAGTGATTCAATGAAAGGATAAGTGCCACATAAATAGCCTTCCTCGTCAATGCGTTCTGAGATCTGATGGCAGTCAAGCCACGGCAGAAACTCGCGAACAACAGACGGAAAAGACCAGTGACGAAGGAATTCGGGGCTACACCTAGGCGTTTGTGAAAACTTCCTCTGCGGGTTCGCCTCCCGCTTTCTTATAGAGGTCGTAGAGCCAGGCCCGAAGCGGAATTTAAAGGATCCAATCGAGGGCATCGACCCTAGTATACGGGATATTTTCTTACGCGCCGCATACAATATGCGCGTGTAACGGGGCAAGAAGTTAAATTGCCCCCCTGCAACTAGGAGAAAGAGCCGATTTGTTTCCTTACAAGCAGCTTCGGATGCGATAAAACTGCAAAGAGCCCTTTGTCTTTTAAGAGAGGGATCACCCAGGAAACCAAGCTTCTGGTAAAAAGCCAGGGCTTGCCTGCAGTGAATGAGCTGGGATACATCCCAGTCCACTCTGGTCATTGGCAGTTCATACGCAACAAGAGCGGCAAAATCGTTCTCTTGAATCAGAGAGGCGATCTCTTTGCCAAACTTGCCGCCCTCAAGGGCATGTGCGAGGCTTAGATCCTTCAGTAATGAAAGGGTGCTTTCCTCGGTCATTTGTTCATCCCACGTACTAACGTACATAACTTCCTCCTAAAGGGAGAGAATGGAGATTTAGCTGATTGTGATAATCAGCACTACAACGAGTATCCAGACCAGCAAAACTACAAAGTGATTGTAAGACATATCACGATGCAGCAATAAGCTGGTCGATCAGCTCCGGAATGAAACCCGTTATGATCGGAGTCACTGTGTATGTCACATTCCCGCCCAAATTGATAGCCATTTGACGACAAAGTCGTCTACTGGCTACCGTTGAACGTGGATGGTGGAACCCAGTGACCACCTGTGTATCGACGTAGGCGACCTTCGGGGCGGCAGTATAGCCAGACGAATTCTGACCGGCTACAGCTTCCATTACAGGAATCTCGACCCGATATTCAGACCGCCAGACACCAGAAGACATCTTCTTAAGGGTTAGTTTTAACCGAACCTGGGCCTCGTTTGGGAGTGACAGGATGGATTCGCGCCATTCAGCGACGATTCCATCTTTGGCATCCTTAGCAACGCCGATAGGAACAAGAGTATGTGCAACTGGGGGCGCAGCACCGTCGTAAACGGTGATATTTGTCTGATTCGACATTGTAGTGTTCCTTAAAGTCAGTCACGAAGATAGGTCTCCGTAGACCGAGTCCGCTGCCACACAAGCGCAGCGGCGTTTTTCAAGTGGCCAAGACTGAATGCCTTATCAAGATCTTTTAGATCAGGAGTGGGGACACGCAGAGTTGTACCGGTGACCCGGTCGAAAAATGTATTGACGACCGAGGTTACCCCACAATAGTGATAGTGTGAGGTATAGTTGTAATACTGTCCTGTGTAGCAGGTACCTTCAGAGTGAGGGCTCTCGCCCGGGACCGCGCCGCAATTTCTTGTGACACGTTTATTTCCTCTGGTTTGTATAAAGGTACTCCGCGCATAGGAAAGCTGCAAGCCTCCAAAGAAGCCAACCAAGTCCAAATAACTACCGATAGGTATGAACCAATCGATAATAAAAGACCATGGGAGGCGTTCCCAAACAACAGTCAATGGGTTGATAAGACCCAGACTGCGAGGGATGGAGACCTTTTCCACCCACTTCAATCGATACTCCCTGTTTGAACTGCACCAATGAAAAAACTTGGTTGGGTTATTAGGGAGGCCGCTCAGAAGGTCGTCAAAGTAATACGACGGCCCACGAGCGGAGAATCTCATTCGAAGTGTACGGGGCTCAGAAGTGAGAGCTTCGATGGCTTTGCAAGCCTCGAAAATATCATTAACGAGTGGCTTCCACCCATACTGGATGGCGAGCCAAGTTGATGCAATATTCCCGGTGGATACTGCCTTGCGCAACCGTTTGTCGTTCACAAATCGACGTTGGATCTGCTCACCTCCTGCTACATGTGCAACAGAAAGGAGAAGCAGTCCAAAATCACGATGGCGTAAAGCCTTTGCCATTGTGACGATTGCGGAAAAGGAGTTACGAAGCATCGCTAAAGACTCCTTGAGCTCGGCAGCAGAAACGCCGAGGTTAAAGGAGTGGCCACGAATTTCATTGGCCATCTTTGCGAGCAACTGCAGCTCAGTATTAGAGTCGAATTGGGGTTTTGTCCGAGCCGAGTAATATGGCCCGTACGTATGTCCCTCATCAACACCGTTTTAATATTAACTCGAGCCACCCAAGAACGTTGTTGTCTATGGATGTTGGCCGTGTATGAATTCTCAGCCTTATGAGCTGGATCGTTTGTACCAAGCCAATAGCGCGAGGAACGGTAGGATTCACCAAATTTGTCGGATTCGGTATAAAGAAAATTGCCGAATGACATAGTGACATTCTCCGAATATATTAAAACGGCTGCGGACCTGAAAAGGCCGCAGATACAGATTGAGG